CTATCCGACATACCAAATAGCGCAGCAACTACGGCGTACGGCAGTATCCCAACAGCTGGTTTTAACTACACAATTTCTGCGGAAGTTCTAAAAAATGTAGATTTTTACGTTGCCACAGCTGTCACTACTTCTCCTTATACTTTAACACAAACAAATGCCACCTATATTTCTATCGAAAACCTTCGGGTATTCACACCATCATCAAGTGTATCGCAACAATTCAGTTACACGTTGACTGCCGACGGCGTGACTATCGCCACCAGTGGAGCCAGCACTGTTTCATCTCTTAACTACACCACTACATTCACAAGTTTAAAAACTTTAGTCCTTACTATTATTCCTAGCGCAGCACCCGCTGGCACGACACTTTACAGCCGTTTTGTTGTTCAAAAACTGGTTGCTGCAACACCAGAAGATAGCCTGGCATATTCAGGTGAACCGCGTACACCAGGTTCCGGCGGTACATTTGCAGGTCTGACGTGTCTTGCTGTAAAAGGTTCCTTTGTTGGCACAGCCGGTTATAGCACTTCAAGTATTGATAACTTCTCTTCGAGCGTAGTAACGCAAGTAACTATAACAAAAAATGGTATTACAAAACTTGACATTGACAATCTACGTGTACTTAGTGGGATTGTCAGTCAGCAGTTTGCGTACGATATTTACGTAGATGGAGTATTAGCGGATGGTACGTCAGCTACAGCCACTGTATCGGTTTCTTCTCTCAATTACACGCGCACTTATTATGAGGCGGTAGATGTTCAAATCATTATTAGTCATCCTAGCGGAGGTAGTTTCCCGGGCGGTTCAACGCTCACAGCCACTATTACAACAGAAGCATCCGCAGAGGCCAATGCTGTTTCTGCACTTTCTCAAGATTCACTACGCTGCTTGGTCCGCAATGGTATTCAGGTCTACAACCTTCTCACTACAAGCACGGCTAGTAGCAGCAACTTTTTAGACCTCGCTTACTACTTACTTCAGCAGGCAGATGTGCCCGTGGGGCTAATCAACACTGCTGACTTTACGGCTGCCGCTACATTTACAAATTATCACTCAATGTACTTCAACGGAGCACTTACTGCAGCAACAAACTTAAAGACTTTTTTTGAAGAAACATCACCCTTTTTCTTGCTGCGCAGTCTGACCGTAGACGGAAAATACTCTTTCAAACCTGTTCTGCCAGTCAACGGAAACGGTAGCTTTAACGATGGCGTAATTACAGCTGTCCACACATTTGACATGGACGACATCACAGAAGGTAGCTATAGCCGAACATATATTCCATTTACTGAGCGTAAAAGTATTTGTGCTTTGCTGGAATGGCGCAATCAATCTTCTACGGACGTCATTGGCAACATGCTGGAAGTGCGCTATTCCGGTGAAGCCCCGGATGGTCCGTTTGAGTCGTACGACATGTATAACTTCTGTGTTTCCGAAGCACACGCAGCACTTATTGGTAAATATATCCTTGCAAGCCGTAAACACATTACCCATACAGTGAGATTTTCTACAACTGTAGATGTCTTAAATCTGACACCTCTGGACATCATCAAGATTGACTGGAACTATGCAGACGCTCTAGATACAGCAGGTGGTGAATCGTATTTTTACCAAATTGACACGATCACTGAAGTAACTACAGGTGAAGTAGAAGTTACGGCAACACATTTCCCAATAAACGAAGAAGGAAAAAGCACGATCATTGCTGACATCCTCACAGCCAGTTACACTGAAGATTAAAGGAGGACAAGTCTGTGGCCATCGCCAACTTCCCAAGCCTGGCACCCACAACTCGTGCTTGGACTCCTGGCGTCCCACCATCCTCACGCTTCAGCTCGCTAAACGGAAAAGAAGTTCGCATCTTGCACGGCACCACACCCGTAAATACCACGCTGGTACTGCAGTTTGAAAATCTCACAGAAGCAAACGCGAAACTGATCACAGACCACTACGAACTTGCCCGTGGTCCGTTTGAACTTTTCTCCCTTCCCGCACAGGTCTACGCGGGTTTAAGCGTTTACAACAACATCCAGCCCGCCCTTACCAGCTGGCGCTACTCCACCACACCATCCGTAACTTATCCAAGTCCCGGTATTGTTAGTGTGTCCGTCGAGCTGGTGGCTGTGTTCTAATGGCAGCCCGCTACTTCACTGGAATTGACGGTGCGTTGTTGATCAACGGCACTCAAGTTGCAAAAGTCCGCAGCTGGACCCTTAACGCCACTGCCGAAACACTAGAGACAACTACCACAGGCGACTACGCCCGCACCTACGTCTTCGGCCGCCAAGGCTGGAGCGGCAGTTGCACTGTCCTGTACTACCAAGACAGCACTGGAGCACTGGCGATGCAGCCGCTGCTGGCTAACACGATCCGCACAACGTCACTGCCCAGCACAACGACGCATGTTTTGAAGTTGCAGCTGACCTCAGCCCGCGCTATCCAGGCCAATGTGCTGATCAACTCTGCCTCGATCAGCGCCAGTAGCGGTGAAGTTGTGGAGGTTTCCGTAGACTTTGTTGTGACAGGGCTGCTGACCGAAGCCACGATGGGAGCCTCCTAATGTCTGGCATCTATCTCGGCAATGGTGGACTCATCAAACTACGCCGACTATCCGGGCGTTCCTTCGATTCAGTAATCAACGATAACGCTGTAAACGTTTCCGCCAGTCGACTGGAACTCGACTTCGGCTCCAACGTATTCACAACTGGCGACAGAATTTCTATAACAAGCAGTACCGCGCTTGATTTCATTAGCGGCTACACACAAAATTCTGTAAGTGCTTACGTCAACGTAGATACTTTGGGCGGAATCCGCCTTTACAACACCTGGAAAAAGTCCATCAATAATGACCCCAACGAAGCATTTTTACTTGCCGATCCAGCAAGCCCCTACACAGCAACATTTGAACTACTAGGTGACGGCTACCGCGATCTAGGTCAAATCCTCTCGTACACACTTAGCACTAACAGAAATTCTGCAGACGTCACTGCACTAGGTGACGCCTACTCCGCACAAATAGGGACGCTAATCAGCGGCAGTGGCAGCATTGAGTGCCTGTGGGATTACAGCGCAGGTGCGGGAGACGTCGAAAATTCGATGTACTTCCACCAGTTAATCCTGCGTCAGCAACTAGGTAGCACGTTTAAGGCAGCCCTGGTACTAAAAACCGCAGACAGTGCCCCTGCTGGAGGCGTAAGCGGCAACCCAACGGAATCTCTGTACTACTTAATTAACGCCGTCGTCACAAACGTGGCGATGTCCTTTGAGCCTTCAGAGCCAGTTCGATCCACGATTGAATTTGCAACGACCGGACTGATCGCAATTCGTTACGGCGACGTAGCCGATGCGCTACTTCTGCAGGAGTCCGAAGACGAAATTCTGCTGGAGCAAAGCTCAGGCAGCTTGGAGCTTGAAGCGGCTTAAACTGTACACACGGAGGCTTTGCTATGGCCAATCTCAAGATCAGTCAGCTGGCAGCCATAGCGGAAGCGGACGTTGTATCCGCCGACGTTTTGGCTGTTGCGGATATTTCGGCAACTGAGACCAAAAAGATCACCGCCGCCGACCTCGTAAAGGCTGGCGCCCGACTGAACGCCGGTCCAGTCACCTTTGGCGATGACGTTGTTATCAACGGCGACCTCACGGTCAATGGCACCAGCACAACGATTGAAAGCACCACGCTTGTCGTCGAAGACAAAAATATCGAGCTTGGCGCAGTCGCTACTCCCACCGATGTAACTGCTGACGGTGGCGGCGTAATACTGCTTGGCACACTGCCCAAGCTTCTGGTTTGGTCCAATTCGACCGACTCTTGGACAAGCAGCGAGCACATTGACCTCGCCAGCGGCAAGAGCTACTACATCAACGGCAGCCAGGTCTTAAGTAGCACAACACTCGGCAGCGGCGTTACAGGCTCCAGCCTCACCAGCCTCGGCACCGTCACCACAGGCACCTGGAGTGCTTCGACCATTGCCGTCAACAAGGGCGGAACTGGTCAAACCAGCTACACCGACGGTCAGCTGCTGATTGGTAACAGCACAGGTAACACGCTGACGAAAGCGACCCTGACCGCTGGAACCGGCGTCACGATCACCAACGGCAACGGCTCAATCACCATTTCAGCCGCTGGATCTGGTGGAACAGTCACCGGCGTCACCGGCACTGCTCCAATCGCAAGTTCGGGTGGCACAGCCCCTGATATTTCGCTGAGTCTTAAGGCGAATGGCGGTCTTGTTACCGAGACCAATGCACTGGCTGTTGACCTTGGCGCCAGCAGCATCACTGGAACACTTGGTGTTGCAGACGGCGGCACCGGGCAAACCACCTATACCGACGGTCAACTGCTGATCGGCAATAGCACCGGCAACACTCTTACCAAAGCAACACTGAGTGCCGGTACCGGCATCACAATCACGAACGGCAGCGGTTCGATCTCCGTAGCCGGCACCGCCGCTTCTACTTCTGTTGCCGGCGTCGTACAACTAACGGATAGCACCAGCAGCACTAGCACTACAACTGCTGCTACTCCCAACAGCGTCAAGTCCGCATACGACCTGGCCAACGCAGCGCTCCCCAAAGCCGGTGGAACGCTTACAGGCGATCTACTGCTGGATAACCAGTCAGATCTGCGTTTCGGGGAAGCCACCGGACATGGCGGCAACTGGGTTGCTTTCCAAGCACCCTCCACAGTTGCAAGCAACGTCACTTGGACACTGCCCAGTGCTGACGGCACCGCATCCCAAGTCCTAAGCACCGACGGCGCTGGAACACTGAGCTGGACAACACCTGCCTCTGGTGCAGGACTAGATACCGCGCAGACTTGGACCAAAGGTCAACGCGGCGAGATTACAGCTCTTACTGATGGGGCTACGATCACGCCAGATTTCAGCGACAGCAACAACTACAGCGTGACTCTTGGCGGTAACCGCACCCTCGCCAACCCCACCAACTTGGTGGCTGGGCAGTCCGGCTGCATCTGGATCACGCAGGACGGCACCGGCTCCCGCACGCTGGCATACGGCAGCTACTGGGACTTCACCGGCGGTACCGCGCCGACATTAACCACAACGGCTAACGCCGTGGACTGCTTGGTGTATGCCGTGCAGAGCAGCACCAAGATCACTGCCCAACTGATCACCAACCTGAGCTGAGCTAATGATTCCCGGAAGCGCTAATCCTCTCCTGCTTGCTACTGCTGCAGCCGGAGGATATTCCATTAGCAGAAGCCTTCGATTCAATTCAAGTGACAGTGCCTACGATGGCCAGGAGGTGGCAGCATGACTATTCCAGGAAGTGCAAATCCGCTGCTTTTGGCTGCCGCCGTCGTAAATGTCACTCCCACAGTTGAATACTTAGTAGTTGCTGGCGGCGGCGGTGGCGGCGCGGGTGGTGGTGGTGGCGGCGGAGCAGGAGGCTTTTTAACGGCATCCAGTTTTTCGGTTTCACCTGGAATTTCCTATACGGTCACAGTTGGAGCTGGAGGAACGGGTGCAGAAGGAAGCGCAACTCCTGGGCCTGGAGGAACTGGCAACAATTCAGTATTCTCATCAATTACTGCAACCGGAGGAGGTGGCGGTGGTAGCAAAGTAGGTAATTCAGCACCAACCACTGGCGGATCTGGTGGTGGAGCTTACGGAGACACCCTATCTTCGGTAACTGGTGCCAACGGAACCACTGGGCAAGGCAATAAGGGTGGCAACAATATAAGCACTGGCCAGGGCTACCCCGCTGGCGGCGGCGGTGGAGCTAGCGCAGCGGGATCAAATGGGTCAACGAATCAATCAGGCAAGGGCGGAGATGGAACAGCATCATCAATTACTGGTTTATCAGTTACCTATGCAGGAGGTGGCGGTGGCGGTGGTACTGCGAATGGTGCTGTAGCTGGTGCTGGTGGCTCTGGTGGCGGCGGCGCTGGAGGCGCGTATCTAGCAAACGGAACTTCAGGTAGCGTGAATACAGGAGGCGGCGGTGGCGGCAGTGGCGCAAATGTTTCACCACCTCCTTATTATTTAGGAGGCAACGGCGGGTCGGGAATAGTGGTCATCCGCTATCTTGATACTTATCCTGCTGCCGCCGCAACTACAGGAAGCCCAACGGTTACAACATCGGGGGGTTACCGCATTTACAAATTTACTAGCTCCGGGAGCATTACTTTCTAATGGCACACTTCGCACAAATAGACACTAACTGGGTTGTGCAACAAGTCATTGTTGTTGACAATTCAATTTTGCTCAACGAGCAGGGCATTGAGTGTGACTGGCTGGGCGAACAGTTTTGTCAACAGCTTTATGGCGCCCATACTAAATGGATTCAGACCAGTTACAACGGTAATAAGTACAAGAACTTTGCCGGCATTAGCTTTACATTTGATCCGCATCGCAACGCTTTTATCCCGCCAAAGCCTTATCCGTCATGGTTGCTTAACGAAGGATCCTGCAGATGGGAGGCGCCAGAGCCATATCCAACAGATGGCCAACTTTATCAATGGAACGAAGACTCTTTGAGCTGGATTCTTTCAGAACAGTTGCCTCAGTAGTGGAACAAATAGTGTGCCCCACCAGTGAGCAGATGTAACAACCTGAACTAATGACCCACTCCTTCTCTGAACTCACCAAAGGCATCAGCCAAAAGCGCCGTGAACAGATCGAACAGCGTAAAGAAGAGATCCGACGCAAGTGGTTTGAAACCCCATTAGGGAACAAGGTTAAAGCGTCGGCATTTCGTAGTCCTGTGTCGTATTGCAGTAGTGCTTCCAAATAACCTCAGCTGTATTACCAGCCCATTTAGCGACTTGCGCCACAGGTATTCCCGCCTCAATCCACCGGCTGATTGCTGTATGGCGCAGATCGTATGGCCGGTAACGGTGGCTAGTTAATCCGGCGCTGTGCAATTCCTTCGCTCTGTCATAGAAAAAGCTTTGGAACGCATATCTGTTGTACGGGAAAATATATTCGTTGTCCTTGTCAACAGATTCAAGAATATCCATGCACTTTTCGTTTAAAGGCACAACGCGTTTTTTGTTTGTTTTTGTGGAAAGTTTTAAGCCGTGCGTAAGGGTGTAATTGCAGTGGATCAACAGTTTTCCATCCTTTAGGTCAGTCCACTTGGCAGCGCGAACCTCGCCTGTACGCATTGCTGTCTGCAACATAAATTCTGAATAAGCTGACCACCGTGCGCCACGTTTTGTTTGGCGAGCTTCCAATGCAGTAAGCAAAAGCGCCACTTCACTGCGCGGAATCACGATAATCTCTTCATCCATCTGGGGCGCTTTCGGCATCCGAAAACTAGCAATCGGATTTTTAGGCAGGTAGGCAATGTCTTCGCTGCTGACCCAGCGGTAAAGGGCCTTGACATACATCGCCACACGGCGGCTGGACTTGACGGGCTGCTGACCCAAAATCCATGTAAGAACCTGTCTGCCTTGCTCCAGTTCCGTAACCGGACAGCGCTCGATCCACTTATCGACTTGCCTGTAGTCCGCCATGAGACTGGTGGGACACAAGACGGCGGAACGTTCCGCGTGGAACTCGGCCCATGCGCTTTGGAGGGTGTGTGGCACAGTAGTCGCCTACAAGGCCGAGTAAAGTACAGCCATACGTGCCTCCTGTCTAGGTCCAGTACAGATGTTTCTGTTAGACGGCAAGCCACTGAGCCCAGACGTGGCGTTCACCCACGACGGCATCCAGTACCCCGCCAACTGGCTGCGTCTAGCAACACCTGAAGAGCGCACCGCCATCGGCATCACTGAAGAGCCTGATGCGCAGCCATATGATCAGCGCTTCTACTGGGGCTATGACGCCGAAGGAAATCTGATCCCCAAAGATCACGTCCAGCTGGTTGAGGAGTGGTCGCAGCAGACACGCACCACTGCTGGCACTTTGCTGCAGCCGACGGATTGGATGATCATCCGCCAAGCAGACAACGGCGTCGAAGCTGATCCCGCCATCAAAACTTGGCGTGAAGATATTCGCCTAGCTACTGGCGACAAGATCACTGCCATCGAGGCCACCACAACCACCGACGAACTTGCCGCCTACATCACTGGCGCTGACTACCCCGTATGGCCTGAGCAGAACTGATGGCCGTCAAGAGTAAAACCGGCACCGCGCGAATCGACCATCAGCCCGGCAAGCCTAAAAAAACTCGTCAAGGGCAAGGGCAAAATAGCCTGCCTAACCACGGTCGCAAAAAGACACGTGGGCAAGGTCGCTAAATTAGAAGCACGGGTTGATGTTATGCCTCCAAATGGACAACCACGAAGAGGCATACACGGCATCGCCTGAACCACCAAATCCGTTTAATCAAGCCGTCCCAGCTCTATTGACCGCAGCGGTCATTGGGTTGGGCGGTCTTTTTATGCAGGTTGCCAAGCTTGATCAATCGGTCAGTACAGTTGCCGCCGATATTCAAGAGCTAAAGAACGACAGCAAAGAGCGACTGGCTGATCTTGAGGGGAGGGTTAGGCAAATCGAAATGATG